ACGACAGTCCAACAACCATCAACCGTATGGAATTATCTGCTGTGATTGCAAGCTTGAATCAGCTTACAGTTTCTTGTAGAGTCCATATCGTGAGTGATAGCCAGTATGTGGTTAAAGGTATCAACAGTTGGTTGACTGGTTGGGTAGCCAATGCTTGGATCACTTCCACAAGACAACCTGTAGGGAATCAAGACCTTTGGGAACAAATGTGGAATCTCATGCAAGTGCATGTGATCACGGCTGAATGGGTGAAAGGTCATAGAGGTCACGCGACGAATGAGTTGTGTGATCAATTGGCTGGATGGGCTGCGTTCTCGCAAGAGGATTACAACTTTTAAAACCGAGGGTCTCAAAATGACGAAAGATCAAAAGAAAGCATGGACCATGCTTATTGTTGGAGCGATCGTTGGATCAGCTCTTACGATCTTCTGCCAGGTCATGGGCTGGCTGTGAGATGAATAACTTGGAGGAGGGTGAACTCAACCAGTGTTGGGCACGGTCTTGAAAACCGCTGGTACTTTCGTGGTATGGGGAGCGGCACCTCCACCCTCCGCCATCTTGAATGGAGATTTGGATTGAGAAAACCTGATCATTTGTTGAGAAGCCAATATCGAGCTATCAAGGTCAATGGAGTTAAGATGGATCTTCATAGGAAAATAATGGAAGATTATCTTGGACGTAAACTTACATCCAACGAAATTGTTCATCACAAAGATGGAAATAAGTTGAATAACAACATTGAAAATCTTGAACTTGATACACGCTCCAATCACACAAGACGACACGCGTTGCAAGATGACTACGATAATGCATTCTCTCAAGATGCTATCGCAAAGAGAGTAAAACATTTGAAAGAGTATTTCAAAGATCACACGCATGTGTCTTCAAAACGAGTTATCCAATGTGATAAAACAGGACATGCTGTCGCTATTTACACAAGTGCGCACGTAGTTCGTGATTATGGGCATTGTCCAAAACACGTTGGTGCGTGCTGTCGCGGTGAGCGCAAATCACATCATGGGTATACTTGGCATTTTGTCGATTGATTCTCATGGGGTCTTAGCTCAGTTGGCTAGAGCACCTGCTTTGCAAGCAGGATGTCACGAGTTCGAATCTCGTAGGCTCCAAATTCAGTGTACACCACGAATCCGGTGTAATTCCGTACATCACCGCTATCTCCATCAGTAGCGTGTTCCCACCTTTCAAAGATTCCGTTACAGTCGGATGATGGTTTTCAAAAAAAGAACAAGGAGAACAGGTCCTTTGCAGGACCTGTTCCCTTATGTTCTTTATTGGTGTTTGGTGTATCAGTTGATACCACCGACGAAAGTACCGGGTATGCAGTTACCCCATCCGGTGTTGCTAAAGAATGATCTCGTTCCGACACACTGGGACACATCGGCGATGAACATCCAACGATTGGGTACGTTGCGAGATGCGAGGAACGAAGGTTCTTCATCGTCATTGGTGACTTTGACCAGGATGCGGTAGAACTGTCCTTCATTCATCTTGATGATGGAGAAGGTGTAGTCGTCAAACACAACCACATGTTCCACTGGAGTTGATCCGGTGAGATGGAAATTGCTCCCGGGTACCTGATCACCGATGATGAAACGTTTGACATCGAGGTAGTTCGGGAACGGACATCCGATGAGCATCTGAAGATACTGATCAGGAGTGTGGGCGTTGATATCCGCGAGGACTTTCTTTTCAGGTTCCTGTTCGAGTTTGGTCTCGATGTGGATGTCCGGAATGGTTGCTTTGCCGACCACTTCAGGAACATCGGATTCCTCCTGGACGACAGACTGCTGTTCTCCCTGAACTGGGGTTTCGTCTTTCACTTCGACTTCGGGTTTGACTTCCGTTTCATTGTTGGTTTCCATGGGTTCCTCCTGTATGGATTCTTGGGTTGTTTCTTCTGGTTGTTCGCTCTTGATGATCACACCATTTGCAGGATGTGGTCCGTTCTCAGGAACTTCGATGATTTCGATTTCAGCGAGTTCCTTGCTGTTCTCTGTGTACGTACACAGATGACGAAAACGTTTTCTGTACTCCGCATCAACGATGAGTTTACCATCAGTACGACTCACGATGTAGTGGATCCCATCGTATTCCGTGAAGTAGTTCTTTCCGTTGAATGGTTCGTCGAGTTCTTTTTCATCGAACTCGTACTCTCTTCGGAGTGCATATAACGCATCTTTGCTGTTGCAGGTCATTGCATCCATCAGCAAATCCACGAGTACTGCTGATGGAGCAGTTTGGAACTGTTCTAAGTTCATGTTACCTCCTATTGTAATGGGTTGAGATAAACAACTGTGTGTGGTATTATCCACACACAGTTGTCTACCAAGTTAAAATCGATACATTTCACCAAGCAATAACTCATCCTTACTGAATGGTATAGAGATACCGATCTGTGATAAGATGAGATAAGCTGGTTTGATGTTGTGGTAGATGATAGCCCGTGTGTCAATGATCGGAACAAGTTCTTGAGGAACTCTTCCAGTCACTGGGTTGATCGCGACATATGTAGAAAGTCTTCCATATCTTTCAATGAACTTAAGCATCCTGTTACAGATACCTTTGTTCTTTGAACCCAACCACTCGATATATTGAGGAGTTGGTTTGAAGATTGGAACAACTGGTGCTTTGGTTGGAAGCATCAGAGTACCGTACTTGTCAGCAAAGATTTCTTCCCATGCCATGTAGTAGAAGTAATTGCTTGACGTTGGTACAGCATAGTAGTTCTTGGTTCTGATCGACAAGGACTTATACCATTCGGTACTCCCATCCTTAATCTCATCTTCCATCTTCTTCTCGAATGCAACAACTTCCTTGATTAAGTCAATAGCTGAGAATTTCCCTTCCATTGATTTCATCAGGATCTTGTTGATGATAAAGTTCTCTGCGAATTTGGTTGCAGATTTACAGATGTCAGAACCTTTAAACTGGACTCCTTTTATGTCGGGATCTGGTTTTGGGAGAACAACTCCTTCCTGAATTGTAACCACACCTGCATAATGTTTCTTGATATCTGCAAGGATCATGGTTGGATACAGGAATTCATTCTTCATCGCCATGGTTGTCTCATATTCACCTCTCGCTCCATGTGCTCTGGAATACAGGAGTAATGAATGAGCTACTGCTTTGGTCAACCAATAGATTGCACAACTTGAAATCTGATATGTTGCATCAGAGATCTTGTATACATCATGGGTATACCAGTCAATCCAATCCTTTACAGTGAAGATCACTGAATCTGTATCGGATATGACAGCAGTGTTTCGTTTCATGAACTTTCTGGTATCCACACATGGAGTACAGAGTTTGGTGAAGATGAAACAATTGAAGATGTCTTGAATCTTCTTGAATTGATCAACGACGTGATTTGCAATGGTCACGAATTTCCTGGCAATATCAGGTGCTTTGTCAGGAAGATCGTAGACTTGCCAACTTGGATCAGGTGGTCTCAACACACTTGCAAATGATACATTCACAAGGTTGACGATATCACCTTCCAGTTTGAACAGATCTTGAGGATTGTCATTCACGTCCATCTGAATCTTGGTTAGATCAAATGTGTCATTCGTCCATTTCCTGAAATACTCATCATTACCCCACATGATGTGACGAAGGTTCTGAAAGTAATAGAAGAATTGAACTTCTTCAGGAGACAGACTGTCAACCAATTTCCGAACAAGATGTAGTTCAGCCTTCTTCTTGTACAGTCTTACCTCTTTGAGATAGAACTGCATAAGAGTTTCTTTGTCGACTGTCTTCAATCCGTGATTGATGATGACACGTTTGACTTCATCTTTGTCGATGATGCCTGGAGTAAGGTGAATGGTGATATGATTGATCAGATCCTCTTCACTGAACCATGCAAAGTTTCCTCCAAGCACAGCTTCTGCTGTCGAATATGCATACCCAATCAACGCTCTTGCATTGGAAGTGATTGCATTATACAGATCCTTTGCATAATTCAGATTATACGGAGATCCATAGGATCCTGGAAGAGAGTTGATGTTGATCTTGATCAGAGTTTGTCCGTAATAGCACTGAAGTGCCATATTCTCATCACCAACAGCTTTCGCTTTCAACATGTTCTTCTTCAGAACTTTACGCTGAGCAAGCTTTTCTTTCACCATCTGTGCAGTGATACCAAGTTTGGTTTCATGTTGTTTGAACACACAACCATTCGCGGATATCACCTTATCAGCTTGTGATTCGAAAAATGTTGCAAGATCAGTGCCGACTATCTTTGGTTCCCCATAGAGCTGAGTGTCCAAAAGAACAGCAGTCTTTGGTTGATATCTTGCAACCATGATCTCTCTCACGAGCTGTTCTGCTTGTGCATAAGGAATGTTGTTCACTCGACTTATATAAGTCGCCATGTTTTCCTTATATGTTTTCAAAAGAGGTGGTCTACTCATCGGAGTTTCCTTATATGTTGTGATGTAACACATAAAGTGTCACACTGTTTTACTTTAGTAAATGCTTTCACATATTTGTAATATATGCATAATTTAAACATGAGGAAAAACCTTTAAAGACTATCCTATGGTTGCACCCACGTTTGTATATTTCTACAAAAATCGAATTCAACTCAAGGAGAAGACCAATGTTTCTGAAGGTTCGTAATAACCTTGGTGCTGAAGGCGTTACTCCCGGCGAAGGTGTTCCTCCGTCTGAAGATATTGTGGCGGGTCCCGTTGTTGAACAACCGGCTGCTGTCAGTCCTGCTGCGCAGTCGTTTATTGCACGGCATGCTGCAATGACAGTTCTTGTCTCGTATGCAAAGTACCTGATGAAAACAGGTCGTGTGGATGGGAAAGACGCTGTTGCTTCCGAAATCGGGAAGATTGCTTCAGCTGCCATGGATGCAGGCTACTGCACCGCAGATTGCTTGGAAAGACTTCTCGACAAGATCAAATATTGTCGAGTGGATTCTCCGTCGGAACTTGGAAACAAGATCCGTTGCAAGATGCGTGAACACATTCTCGAAAACCTGCTTTGCAATGTCTCTTATGACAAAGCAATCCTTGAAACACTGACAGATGAAGAACGTGAAGTGATCTCTGCTGGAATTGAAGCATGGGATAACTACATGAAGTGTCAGTGGAAGGTTGTCGAAAAATTCCAGCCGGCGATCGAAGAAGCCATTTGCAAGTTCATCGATACGTTCAAAGACAAATTCGATGAAGGCTTCGTTCAGATCATCTGTAAAAAATAACATCTCATCAACTTCATATGTGAGCCCAAAATGGAAACAAAACCCGAGATTGCCAACCGTAATGTCAGCGGAATGAGCAAGATCGATGCCAATTTGGATGCCGCGATGAGGATGACTGGAGAGATCGCTTCGACTCTCGTGAAGCTCGTGTGTCCGCAAGGACAACGACTTGGTAAGACACCAAGACCGAGAGTCTCGGTCATTCCTTCATACGACCACGTGTTACAAATGAAGTAAATGACTGAGGTTGACCAACTATGCCTATAAAACTCAAAAGTCCTGAAGATGCGGTGAAGATGTTCTTCTCTTCATTGTTCGCACGCAAAATGCCATACTTGATACTCGGCAATGTCGAGCGAATCAATACTTGGTACATGACGAACATATCCCTTGATGAGATAACGATCTATTCACCGAATGTGGATCAAGCGATCCACGAGATTGTGTTTGTTGACACTGAACCACTCACTATGATTACATCGAGATTTCCAGTTCTCACGAAAATGTGTGGATGTATCAATGTGGCTGATGTGTGCGGATCAATCAACAAGTACAAAGGTCATGAACCACTTCGTATGGAGGTGTACGAATCGACCAAAACAGTCGTCATGACTGGAGAAGATTTTAGATGGACAGTTGGTGTTCTTTCCAGCCCTGAGATAGTAAGTACTTATACTTACATTTTCGACAGGCACGTTGATAGAGGCAAACCATCCGAGTCGCCAAGAGAACTCAAATTTCCAGTTGATTTGACATCGATCGATAAGAATGCGATCACAAAGGTTCGAGTGAATTCTGATTTTTGCGATTCACTCAAAGCCATCTGGAGTGTAAACATTCCGTTGAAAGATGGATTCAACATGGTTTCGATTTATGAATATTGGAGAAAAGCGAAGCAGGAGAATGCACGTATGGATGTATGTGTTTGCCAGAATACTGGCAAGACAATCTGTACGTTGTGTCGTTATGTGGACGACTGGATTAAGGTCATCTCCATACAACCTGCTGCACTTTGGTTTCCAATGAAACATGAATGATGTTTAGCATTCCTTTGGTAAGAGGTATATGCTCGACTAGCATCCATCCACGGGATATCCCGTGGATGGATGTTTCTTTTATTTGTTTATTTATATCAGGACACCATAACATAGAAGCTTATAAACAATATTCTTCATTGATCAACATCAAATTGTTAAACAAAGGAACTACCACAATGAATGAGACCAATCTCAATCTTGGTTCCACTCCACTGAATCTTGGTGGAGAAAGCAAACCTGCTGAGACAACGCAAACTGTTGTTGTTTCACAACCTGTCGAAGACAAGAAGGACGTTGCGATTCCACAGACTCCGCAACCAGAACCAACTGTCGATCATGCAGAAGATCCACAGGAACATGAAATGGAGTCCATCGTGGACGATGATGCACCGGAAGCTCCGCTTCCTCCTGAGAAAGAAACACCTCCCACGGAGAACATCACGATCATTCCTGATCGTGAACCTCAACAAGTTTCCGCCAAAATACAGGTGGAAAGGGAATCTCCGAAGAAAGAAGAACCTGTCAGTGAACCAGAAGAACAGGTCGATCCTTCTGAAGGAGAACTTCGTCGCGAATTCGCTGGTCTGTTCAACATCGAACGCCAGAAAGAAACGAAGACAAGTGAGGATGCTGGCATCGACACTATGCTGAACGCAGTGTCAACTGGAACGAAAGAAGACAATGACAAAGTCATGGATCAGTTCTCTTCGGATGCCGCTCTGCGTAAAGCAGTCGCTGTTCCTGGATCATTCATGCAGATCCTGTCTGAAGTGATCCAGTACGGGTGGGGAAGTTCAACCATTCAGGCGGATCTTCGCGAGATTCTTGAACACAGCGAGACCTACAAGAAACTCACAAAACAACCGGATCTCGTTCGTGACTTCTTCACACATGGTGCCAAGTACAACAGCGATGCTCCAACATCTCTGTCTGGAAAGAAGGCACGCATTGCTGTCATGGCTCGCATGCGCGGACTTCAGAAAGTCAATTTCCTGAATTCCGGATTCTATGTGATTCTTCGTGCTCCTCAGATGGCGGAACTCCAGGAGTTCGCATCCTCTGTCGAAATCGAAGCCACGGAACTCGGTCATGAACTCGGCAATCATTTCGGTCTGGTGACAGATGTATTCATCAAAGAGAAGTTCATCGAACTTCTCCAAGATTACAATCTCATCGTGGATTCGAACTTTGCCGACATCAATAAGAAAGGAGCTCTCGCTGAGAACCTTTCATACTTCGACTACGATGTCGCAATGTGGGCATTGGTCAGTCTGATGTATCGCAAGGGTCTTCACACGAAGATTGCTTGTACGCATTGCAAGACTGTGTCTCCGGATGTTCTCATCGACGTTCTTTCCACCAAGTGGATCAACAACGATCTGTACACGGAAGAGATGATCAACTACTGGTCTCAGAAGACCGATGAGAATGGTCGTCCTGTCATGCGTCAGGTCAAGGATCTGCAGAACTATCGGAACAACATCGTGAACAGAACCAAGCGTATCATCCAGAAACAGGATGATTACACTCTGGCAATCACGCTCCGCGATCCCACAATGGCGAAGTTCATCTCTGTCGGAACGAATCTCGTCAATAATCTGAACAAGACTCTGCATGGTCCTTCCAGACTGCGTGAAGATCAGATCAAGATGAAGAGTATCATCCATCTGTTCCAGATGTATGCACCGTGGGTTGCGAAGATCGAATTCCTGGATGACAACGGCAAGGTCATGTTCGAAACTGATGACACGCAGTCGATCATGGATGCTCTGGATATCAGCAACCAGAAGTATCACGATCTGCTCACGAACATCAGCGAGTACATTTCCGAAGCCAAGATCAACCACATCGGAACCTTCACGATCGAATGTCCGAATTGCGGCGCCAAGCCTGAGACGAAGTTGGATAACTTCTATCCGCTTGATGTCGAGACAATTTTTTTCGCCCTGTCCTGCCGGCCATAGTTGGCAGGGCTGTGATAGACGAGCATTACGACGAATACTATCGCAACGAGATGATTGTCAAGTTCGAGAAGAACTTCAAAGAGCTTGTTAAAGTCAAAGGTGTTATACGAGATTTCGTATTTCGAGTGTTGTCTAAACAACACTCCATCTGGTGGCAAGGAGATATGTCACCGTATAAGGTGAACCTATGGCATTCTCCTGTTCCAGATGGTTACAATAAGCCAACTGCATACATGGATCGTGCATTGGATCTGTGCGAATACGAGATGACACACGACAATTATGGACTCACTTTCAAAGATCTGATGGAGTTGGATCTTACAACTTTTGAAGAGATTGAACAGCGAGTCCATGAACAAGCTAAAGCTCGTCAAGGAAAGATTGAACAACTCACATCTTTTGAAGATGTAGAAAAGAAGTCGAAGAAACAACATGGATGAATACAGGACCAAAGCTGTCATCGATGCTAATAAGGGAGTGACGAATGTTCTCGAATCAGAGACCATTCACACTGATCTTGCGAACGTCTATGACAAGATTTACAACACACTGAAGGCTCACTTTGGACCTTACAGTAAGTTCGCGGTTCTGATTGACCCTTCTGACGTACTTGCTGATCCCGTCTTTACCAAAGACGGGATCAACATTGTCAGAGCTATTGAATTTGCTTCCCCTATGGAAGAGGAAGTGAAGAAAATGGTGGCATATATTGGGACGCGAATGGAGACCGCAGTTGGTGACGGTACAACTTCTGCGATGATGTTCACTTGTGCCGTACTCAAGAAACTCATGACACACTTGTACTCTAACGAGTATGAGCATTTCTCTCTGAATGAACTCAGAAGAGAATATGACAACATCGTTGCTCACATTGAGAGATACATCGATGACCACAAGATCACTTGGCAATCCCTTATGGAAAGAGAACATCTTTCCAGACAAGATGCGGTGTATCGTCTCGTGTTTGCACAGGCTTATTCATCGTCACATGGTGATGTTGAATTGGCAGATGCTGTCGCAAAGATCTTTTCTGGAACACCTCCTGAATCATGGAAGTGCATGACATTCCAGAGAAGAACATATGAGTCAGAGAACAGATTCGATATTGAAGAATCTGAAGGACAGTTCGAACTGAAATGCGATCCAATCGTGAAATCTGTTTTCAATATGGAAATGGGAACATGGTTGGAATATGACGATGCAATTCTTTGCATTGTGAATGATTCTGTCAGATTTGAATCACCAGCGTATGATTCACTGAAGATGATCTATCAGTATGGATTGTCCAAATCTGATGATGCAAAACGTGACAAACCAATGGTTCTCATCTGTCACAACAGGATCGATGGAACGACATACAACGAGTTGATTGAAATGGTGAAGGAATCTCACGATACGAAGTATCCCTTCACTGTATTCACAGCTGATGTGGAACATCCGACTTGTAATGAGATTACTGTTCTCAAAGCAGTTGCTGGGTTTGATCCATCGATCGATAAAGAAGGTTTGTCCTTTGTTGACAACGTGTATGCCAAGTACAAAGGTGACAAACTTGTTCTCGACAGATTGTACGACGAACCAGTTTATGAAGACGGTGAGTATGCTATGGAACATCCTTACATCAAGGATCCCAAGTATGACTACTACACACATCTTCTGGAAATCTTCGATGAACTTCAGTCTGGTTACGATCGACTGAAAATGTCTCCGAAAGAGAAGAAAGATCAAGCGAACTATCGAAGACTGTACAATAAGCTTCGGTATACGAAGCAAAAGTATCTTGTCATCGGTGGTTCTTCATACGACAATCTCGCTATGTTTGATGTCGTTGATGACGTCATTACAGCATGCAGTATTGCATTGCAAGAGGGAGTTGTTCCTGCTTGTAATCGCATGATCTTCTTTGCTGTGGACAACATGCGAGAATCTTTCTCTGAAGGATTGAGCGAACGAAGATATCATATCTTCAACTCCATTGCCACTTCTGTGCAGAAAGCCATTATTGAAATGGCGAAAACATCCATTTCCTATGCACCGAAAGGTACGTGTAAGATGGATGATCAAGACGGGTTGACTGAACACTACTGGATCACGCACTGCGTTGACATCATTGATTTCAATGGAAAAGCAGTTGCGTTGAACGAGATGTTCAAGGGGGACGATAATATGTGTAAACTTATCGTACAACCCGCCAATGCAGATGTGGCTTTGATGAAGCGGTTCGGTGAACTTGCTCTCAAGTTTGTTCTTGCTGAACGTATTATCATGCGTGGTGGTGCGTATCTTGGAGGAGCAAAGAAATGAGTACAAGTATCAATGGACTTTCCATTGTCAATGGCATGGAAGTGAAATTCTCCACATACAACAGGGTTGATGTGCAGACTTATCGTGGTACTGTGGTCGGACTTGTTGGATTTGATGTGGCGAGAGTTCACGATGACATCATCGCCATTCACAACAACATGGAATCTGAAATTGCGAAGTTGCAGATTGTCGCACAGCAATTCATCCTGCTCAAGACAACAGATGGTGCGATCAGACCGTTTGCAACCTGTTGGATCAAAGCATCATCATTCGAACGCACTGACAACACTGCGGATTGCAGAATGGTCATCTACGGTGTGACAGAATATGAAGCTGCTAAGATCATGACATACATTCGTGATCTCGGATTCGAATGTGAGAAGATCTGAAACAATAGAACATCTACCCTCCGGAGGAATCCGGAGGGTAGATGCTTATTTGTTTGTTTTGATTACTGAACTTTCATGACGCCCAGTTTGAAGACGTTGGGACTCATTTTCATGACGTCATTGAATGAACGCTGCATGACGATACCGGGGTCAGCACCTTCCGGAGTTGCATGCGATGCTGTGCTCTTCGATCCTTCGACCTTGGGATCGTAGTCGATGTTGACATCGACAGTGCGTGCCGCAGTATCGATCCAGATCCACATGATGTTCCATCTGCGTCCGAGGTGATACAGACGGATTTCCTGGACGTAGCGGAGAACCGTGAAGTATGCTTTGTCGTCAACCGCGTTGCGGACAAATGTATACTTCTCGCCATCTTCGGAGGTGTAGAACGGAATCGCCGCACCCCAAGCAACAGGGCACTCGACGTAGATCAGACCTTTGGTGAAACCAAGTCTCTTGAGCATGCTGAATGCCCATGAAGTGACAGGTTCGATATTCGGTTCTTTCGGAGCATTGTTGTTTCCGAACAACCATCCTTCCTGTGAAGGATCGATTTTCTTTTTGAACTTCATGGTTTACCTCACTTGAACTGAGAAAGCCACTGCGCGACTTCCTGCAGGCGTTGGTTGTAGACATTGCAGAAATTCGAAACGATCGAAACCTGCGTGATCAGGACATTGACGATATTCAGAATCGACTGACAACGTGTTGCCCTTTCGGAAGACACGGTCATCTGATTCATATCTTTCTTCTTCTTGGCGGCGTTGTACTCAGCCTTCGCAGTGCGCAGAAGAGTATCAACTGCAGTCTCAAGTGACGAGATGATATTCTGTCCAGTGGTGATACTGGTCATGACACCAGCAATATTGGCGTCAACGCCGCTCTGCGAGAGATTCAGCCAATCACGAAGTTCAAGACGTTCGAGTTGGAATTCACCGAACTGGATCTTTCCTGTTTCGTGATCAATGGTGCACCCGTGGTTCGCATTGAGGAACGTTCCTGTGATCACCTGTGCAATCGCATCGGTGACTTGGATTCGACCCATGAGGATGTCCTGCTGAATGACACTGTTGCTGAGCTTCACAGCAATTGCGCTGATGACATCAACGCGCTGTTTGAGACGATCCCAACGAGGAACTTCTGATGCGAACTTGTGTTCCGGAACTTTGAGGACAATATCTTCAAAGATGTTGGCACACTGCATGATCCTGCCGCCAGATTCACGTGCCTTGTCGATGTCCTCTTTCCTGATGAATCCGACTTTCTTGAGGAAAGCGAACAGTCTCGTGAGAGCGTTGACGATGAATTCCCAGATCTTGAGAGCCCATTCTTGCAGAGTGTCAATCAGTCCCTGCATGCACACATCTTTCTTGTGTGCAACTGTTCCGATCAGATCGGAAGGAGTGATACCGATGAACTCCATGAAGTTACCATCGGAATTGACGATGTCGAGCCAGGTGTCGCTGTAACCAGCGGCTTCGAGTGATGCGATACACTGATCGCAATCCTTGATAACGGACAGCGCCATTTCAACCTTGTCAAGACAAGGACGCATGATCTCACTGTACGACCCGATACCAAGTGCGATATTCTGAATGTCAGATGCTGCATCAACTGCAGATTTGACAGGTTCAGATTTCTTCGCGTAGTTCGATGTCAGTTGCATTGTGATTTATCCTTTTGCCAATTGTTGGAATTTTTCGCCATAGAAGCTGATGAGATTGTTCGACAGATTGTCAAGTTGATTGATCAGCTCTTCGATTTCCGGAACAACACGTCCGTGGACAATGATGTCGATCCAAGATGTAATACTCAGATATTTGAGAATGATCTTGTATCTGGCATATTGTTTCGCGCGGTATCCACTCCGTTCATCATAGTTCTCGATAGACTTGATAATCTGCTCGATGTCATTGATGTACTTGTGGATGAATTCAGGATTCGCGTTGTTTGCTTTCAGTCCTTGGATACTGACTTTCATGATCTCTTTGAATCTATCCGCACCATTCGGGTACAAACTGTATGATTTGCTTTTTGCCAAATATGGCATATAAGAGATGATGTGAAGTTTCTCAAATAAGGACATTTGAGTCCTGAATTTCCCTGCTTTTATCATACTCATCAGGGCTTCTTTTGAGTACCCAAAGTAGGTGTACATGCGGTGCATTTTCTCAAGTCCAGAGACAAGTTCTTTACCGTATCCATGACGTGTGGCATATGCATCAGCTTCACGCTCCATGAATGTCATGTCACGTTCTGAAGAAAGAACATCACTGTACTTGGTATACTGCGCATCACTCATGTATTTGTTGTAGTAAGGATTGTTGAAGAAGTTCTTCGTTCCTTGCCACATACCACGACAGATGTCTTTTGCCATCCCGAACATTGGACTGACGAATGTGTTGATTCTCTCGGGATCAGCATTGCTGAAATTGGCACATTCCTTCTCGAAGTTCAACGCTGCTGTTTTGAGTTGCTTCGCATCAGATGCACCCATCTTGATTGCTTCATCAGCAATAGCTTCAACAAACTTCATCTTCTCAACAGTTGACGCTTGCTTGTTGAAAGAGTCGAGAAGATTGTCATATTCAGCAACATGACAGAATGTGTCTGCCGCATACTCCAGGAGAGAAAGAGTATGTCCTATCTCGTGCAGCATAATGCCTGAGATTTCGCGAGCTGTAAAATTCTCAACAGGTGTTCCAGCTGGGAAGTTGTCAGTGATGCAGAAAGCCATCTCAAAGTCAAAGAACATTTGACAATGAACCAACTCTTTGAGTTTGTTTCTGACACTTGTCTTGATACCACCAGTTTTTGGATCAAATGCTTTCACGATGGCGATGAGTTCATCTGCTGTGACAGGAAGTTTGTTTGGAAAACTTCCTCTCGTTCCTGCAGATTTCACATATTCGATAAATGTCGCTCCCCAGTTTCCAATAAACATGCAGGTAGCAAAATCCGTATCGAAGTTCTGCATGAACTCCATCTCATCAACCCAGAATCCAGCGTACTTCCAAACCACATCGAAGAACTTCTTCACAGATTTTGTTCTGAAGTAATCATGCAGTTTGTTTCTGCGGTCTGTGGGAGTAAGATCTTTCAACTTGGTATCACGGTAATCAATCACATCTTGCCAAATGGCATCCAGTTGTTCACCCAGCTTGGTGTTGATCTGGAAATCCATGGCTTCCATTGCTTTTGAAAACATGATATCTCCCTAAGTTATAATGAGTAATTTCCTCTATAAAATTACGCATAATATGGCTCAACGCCTGGCTTAGACAAAAAATAAAAGATATTAAAATGCAACCCATCCGGACATCACAGTCCGGATGGGTTGTTTCAGATTGGCGGAACGTGGAATCATTCTGCTCTTGGTGAGCACTACTTTGTTTTTTGGTTGATTTTTGTTGAAAAACTTATTTGCCGATCCCGCCACCAAATCCGATGAGAATTGCTACAACGTTCATAGCACCTCCTTATCGGTTTGGTTCTACATTTGTAATATATTTCCAAATCGATATGGAGTTCATGACGTCATTTCTTGTTCTTCTGGATCGCTCTCATGAGATCAATCAGTTCTGAGAAGTATTTGTCCATCCACGCAATGCGTGTTGCGACAATCACAAGACCTGATTTGGTGAACTCATAGATCTGATTCTGTGAACTCATCTGTTCCTGAAGTTCAGTCGCAACTGCAGAACTTGCATTGTTACTGATGTTCTTCTCGATCTTACTTTTCAGCTCTTTCGATTTGTCAAGAACATATTTGTTCAGCTGTTTCAGAGTGGTGGAATCGTGAGTCGTTGTCAACAACTCACCAACTGTCGTGTACATCTTGTCGTAATCCCACCCAAGTGCTTTAAGCACTCCAGTTGCTTCCAACGTGGTGAGATCAACAATGTTTACGAGTTGAAGGGTATTCTCAATCCTGCAACCAAGTTCAACTTCGCAGTTTGCGAAGAGTTTGTTCGTATGACTGAATTCAACAACTCGTGTACTCGACTGAAGAATCAAAACAAGTTTCTTCACTTGTTCGTTGAAACTATGGAAATCGTTGTAACGAATTGTCAACATTGTGGAGTTGGCAAATTCCTCACGCATCTTTTCATCAACGAACTGAAGAATGAATGCTTGTTGTGCAACGAGTTTGCGTTGTGCTCTGAAGTAGATATCGAAGATCAATCTGAACAGATGAACGATCTGTTCAATAACCCAAGTGATTGCATTCATCAGACCTTTGAGAATGGCCTTCAGTGAATCACCAATTGGGTTCTTGATCTCGATGAGTGCTTCAGTGGAAATGATACCTGCTTTCGAGATATCCTCCAAATAGCACTCAACAGACACTGGAAGTGTCTGTCGATCCATATCAGCAGAGCATGCATTGAACAAAGCACAGCCTCGTTCATACAATTTGATCGCACAAGAAAGCTGATCATTCGTATCCAGGAACTCCTGGTAAAGTTGTTCAACTGTCATGATCAAGCCTCCCTACAGCATCCAACTTCATTACATTCTTCACTCTTCTTCATCTTTTTCTTTTCGATGAGACGAAGATGAATGAGAAGGTAGCGAAACTCTGGTGTATCTTCCGGAACTTGCTTGTAGGATCTCGCATAATAATCTCTCCAATCATTCTTGGATTTGAGATCATCGAGATCCATTGCAACGATAGCATCCGGACTGAACGTACTGTATTTCACAGCTCTGTTCACCAGGTACTTGTATTCCGGAGAATTACAACGTTCCGTGTGAGTCAAGTGAGAAGTCCATTTGACAATATTGCTCACATCGAATGTGTTCATTGTTGGATTGACATAAACACTCAGAAGCATGATGTTGCAAAGTGTATCGATGTTGTTGATGATCGTTTGTTCATCAGCATCCCAGAACTTGATAGATTCCAGGAATGTGTACTGAAGTTCGTAGATTTTCCAAACTTCAGACATGGGGATCGAAACACTTACACGAGGTCTGTGTCTCCAACATGCTTCAGCCTCTTCGTGAGAAGAGATGAGAGAACTTGCAAGTCCTGAAATCATCTCTGCCAACATCTTGGATGTTGCAAACTGAATGGAGTTCTTGGGAATTCCTTGCAGTGCTGCAGCAAATGAAGGAGTTGACTTACAGAATCCGTCCCCGTAGTTACGGTTCTGGATTCTGATAAGACAACTTTTCCAAGCATCAAGAAGATATTTCTTGACATATGGTTCGTACAGTTTCTTGATCCTGGGAAAGTCATCACATGCTTTGCAACATTCCGATGACCTGTATTCCGCAGGACCCATGAAACT